AGCCCCGTTGCCGCCCTCTTGCCCGGGCTGTCCCTCGGTTCCACCTTGCTGCTGCTGCGCCATCTGAGTTTTCATCTGCTGGAACTGGTTCCAGGTAGCGTCCAGGATGCATTCTCCCAAACCATCGGGCAGTGGTTCTAGGTCGTTCAACTCCCTCATCTCGTCCACCGTCATCAGGTAGGTGGTCTGCTTCTTCTGGTTGTCGATCTCGGCCGCCGCCTCCTTGGGGTCCAATCCCGTGAAGATGAACTGCAACTCCGGATTGATCGGCCAGATGAGATACCTGTTGATGTTGTCCTCGATGAACATCAGAAGTGGGCGGAGACCCTTGTCACGGCTGTGCTTTACCCGTGTCTCGGTGTTGCTCTGGTTGCCCATGGACTGCGTCTGGCCTGTGTTCCCGTAGAGAAAGTTGATCTCCGTGGGGTCGATGAGGCACAATCCACAGAACAGCTTGATCAGAAAATTGGACCACTCGCCAAACTCCATGTCCCTGTTGTTCGTGTGGAAGTCGATCCAGGACGCCTCCTCAAAGTTCGTGATCGGAGTTCTCCAGGCGTTTGCGATGCCGCTCACCACCATGTGCCACTGGTTGGCGAAGATCCTGAGCTTGTTGTCCGGCACTCTGGGCAAGTTCAGCATGCCCTTTGCCACGCTTCCCTGCTTGAAAAAAGCCGAATTGTAGTCAAACCCGTAGATGGAAGACGTGACTATCCGGATGCCGAGTTCCAGCTCGCTGATCCCGTAACCATTCGCTCGAAGGTCTGTCCGTGGGTTGCGGACCGCGAAACACAGGTCGCGCGGAGTGAACTCCTGGACCACCGATCCGTCGTAGACCTGGACGTATCGGATCTCCTTGTCCGCCTTCGAGATGTCCTTGTTCCACGGTTGGTCCACGATCCTGATCGATGAACCGTCGACGGCGTAGAAGTCAGCAGGGATCCCTTTTCGGTTATAGACAATTTCATGACAGGCCTGGTCGTAGAGCAGGCTGTCCTTGGCGAACTTCTGCAGAAACGTCGAGAACGAGTCCTTGATGTATCCCTGCGTCGATCCGCAGGTCGACACCCATTCCTCCAGATCGCGACATTGCGAACGTTCTTTCTTGGATGGGACAGCGTCCTTGTCCCGCATGCGGATCTGATAGCCCGATTCATTATCGTCATGCTGTGGACGAGAGAAAAGCTGGATCTGTTTCAGCCGTATTTGAAGGATTGGCGGAAAGATTGGCATCCGGTATGCCATGCGCTGCAGGGCATCGTAGCTGACCATTGAGTAACGTTCGCGGTACCCCAGCGTCTCGAGCAGGGCGAACGGATCCCAGTAGATGGCTTTCGGATCGTCAACGGGTGCCTCAGGGGCAAGCACCATGTTTGTCGGTCCGGCCTTCACCAGCGCCTCAGATCCGATCCGGTCTGTTACAGCGTCGGCGATGGCATCGATCACCAGGCCGACGGTCTCCTTGATGCCCATGCTGGGCCTCCGTTCAGTAGCTGCGCCCGTACGGTGGCTGTGCTCCGGGGATCTTGCCGTCCTCGTCGATCTGCACGGTCTCTTCGCCGAAGATCGAGTTCAGACCAACGCGCTTATCATCCGCCGACTGGAACGGTTGATTCAATACCGCATATCCGTCGACGATCTCCGGCGTCACCTCGATTGTGGTCGCCCCGAAAGCCTGATGCTGGGTCATCTCCGGCGTGGACACCTCGGTGGGCTCCATCTCGGTTCCGGACTTCTTGAGCCCAAACGGAAGAGGCTCATAGAACCCGTTCTGTTGCTGGACGGCCTTCGACAGGTCGTAGTCGCCGAAAAATGACTTCACGCCAATGCTTTTTCTTCGTTCTTGTTCGTGGTGCAAGTGCTCGAAAATCTGTCTATGTCCCTCAACTGCTCCGGACGTCTTGGCACTATCCATTTGTAGAGAATGATGCTTCTTTCCTTCGTCCAATTCATCGTTGCTCAAGTGCCGATATCCGGTAACAACTCCCCGGTTGCGTTTCTCTCTGTCGTTTTGCTCTTGTTCTGGATCGTGCTTTGGTTTGTCTGTTCCGTAGATTGGTTTTCCGCCTGGCGTGTGACCAATGACATGCCCGCCACGGCTCCCCTCGCCCTGCGTTGACTTGCGCATGTTGCCCTCCGTGAAAGACTTCTTGTGAATGTCTTCTGGCTCCGCTCCGAGATCCTTGGATGCGTCATAGGCAAGTCCGGATGCCTCATGCGCCCTGGCGGAATTGTCTAACGCACCCTTCGCCTGACCTGGCCATTGATCTTTCGTCTTGGGATGGGCCCATTCTCTCAAACCGTCTCCGGCGTGTGCATGAGTCATTGCAGCCTGGTTGTGTTGCATCGCCACTTGTTCGTGCTTCTCGGATTGCTCGCGAAGCTTTTTCGCTTTTGGGCTGGCCGGATCCCTCTGTCGCAGTTTTGCCGATCTGTTTCTCGTCTCTTCGGACGCCTTTTTGTGGAACATATACGCTTCGTTGTGTTTCGCCACTTGAACATGGTGTCGAGCAATTTCGGTTGACCAGTCCGCTACAGCATGTTCCTTTTCGGCATTTGCAGATGCATTAGCGGCCCGTTCCGTTTGCACCTTAATCGACTCGGGGGATTCTCCACTCCTATGTGCCGTAGCCACTCGCAGATGTTCCCCCGCCGCCTTTTTGTGGGCGTCGGCCGCGTTGTACCTTTCCGCCGTTACTGGTCCGGGTCCATTATCGAGTTCGTAAGCCTTGGCCTTGTGGCTCTGACTTATCTTTTCGTGTCCCTGTGCCATACCCTCCGCTTCCGATCTGTATCCCGTCGGCTTATCCGCCTTTTCCGATCGTGCGTTTGCCTCTCCGGACAGACCTTCCGCCTCTTTCATCTTTTTCGTTGCTGTCTCGCTATCATGTCCGTGCTGCCTGATTGCTTCCAGCGCAGCGTCGTGCTTCTCGGCCGCCTCGAAGTGCTTGTCTTGGGCTTCCTTGTGGCGTTGCCAATCATCTCCGGTCTTGCCCGTCATCTGATCGCGATGATGACGGGCCATCCTCCTATGCTGCGATGCGCGCTCTTCGTGCTTGTTCTTCGCGAGGTCATGAGCAACCTGCCTGGCGATCTGGCGTTGTTTCGTTGCCGAATCGAACTCCGGCTCCTTCCTCTCCACCTCTGGCCCACCGATCTTCTTCCGTTGCTCTGCCCGTTTCTCTTCTTTCGTCTGCTTTGGCGCCTTGACCTTCGGCGCCTTGGGCTTGCTGGCTTCCTCGGCCTCCCGGCTGGCCGTCTCGGCAAACCCACTCGCCCTGCCCGCCGCATAGCCAGCAGGGATCCCTTCGCCTAGTAGCTTGGACGCTTCATCATGCTTGCGAGCAGCGTCCTCGTGACGACTACCAGCCCCCAAATGGGCGATCTTGGCCTTCCCCTGTGGAAGCTTGGCCGCCTCTTCATAGTGCCCCTTGGCCTTGGCCCTATGCTCCATTGCCTTCTGCTGACTCTCGTAGACCGGATCGCCGCCCGCCGTGTGGCCCACCACATGTCCGCCTCGCGATCCCTCCCCCGTGCCCCCGCCGAACATCGACATCTGTTCCGCCTTCCGCAGTTCGTCCAGCGCGGCCCGTAGAAGTTCATCGTGGCGATTCATACGCGTTTCTCCTCGGCCTTCGGCTCGGGCTTGGGTTGTTTCTTTTCCGGCTTCTTGTTCTGCAGATTCTCCGACATCGCTCTTGCAGCGTCAGAGTACATTTTCGCCTCTGAGGGGGACAGCTGTCCAGACAGCGCTGCATGATGGGCCCCCATGGCAATCCTGTGCGCGTGGGCCGCGATGTCGTTCGCTTTCTCCGGCGCCTTCTCGTGGATCTCGAGCATCTTCTTGTGATACCCGACGGACGCCTTATGGTAGTCGGGCAACTTGTTCCCCTTCAGGAGCAGGAACGTCCCGGGACCGATCACCATCCGGAATGACTTCCGGAACAGGGAATCAATCACCCCTGACACCTGGTATTTCCGCATTCCAGATATGTCACGTGGTCCGGTATAGGAACTCGGAGCTTGCCGGATCAGGCTCAACGCAAACCGCACCTGCTTGAACGTCGGCCGCATCGTGGGGTGAAGCGACATGAAACTCTCTGCAAGTTTTGAATCTATCCCGGGATACTCTTTGCTGGTTGATCCTGAGGCCTCTTCGGTCCTTGCTTCCGGCCATGACGATCGTCGCGGTTCAGGACTGTACTTTTCGTAATTCTTTGTGTTGAGGTCGTGGGTCATTTCGTCAAGTTTGTCCGCCGGAACTGCCCACCCATACGATCGATCGTAGCGCTGCGTCGTGTGCTTCTTGATCGCGCTCTGCAGTTCCTTGGTGTTGCCGGTGACGGATACCAAGTTGGTCCCGTGGTACATGGGATGCGGAATCACCCGAAGCGCGTGCTTGAACAGCAACTCCTCGACCGTCTTTTCGTGCTTCGTCAGATCTTCCACTCCCTTTTCCTTTGGGAGCTTCGCCAGGTCGACCTTGATCTCGTGAGCCTTGGCCACCTTGGCCAGTGCTGGCATGTTCTCGATTGGCACCAGGAAGGTGTCGAGGTAGGCCAGCTGCTTGCCGCCCACCTTTGCGCCCGTGACCATCTTTTTGATCTTCGACTGCAGACCGGTTCCTCGAGCATCTATCTCATACATGCCCAACGTCGGCCGGTAAGTGATCTGTGGCCCGTAGTCCGGACCGCTGACGAAATGCTGTTTCAGCTGCTCTGCCGCCCGGCGACCCTCTCTCATTGCCTCCTTTTGTCGCTGGATCTGGCGGTCAGTGTAACGCTCCTTCAACACGTCCCTCCCGCCCTTCCTGGCCTCGGCAAACTGCCTGAAGTGAGCCCGGGCAGCCTCCGCCTCGTCCCTCAGTTGCTGCGTGTGCGGCTTCCCTGTCCGCTCCTCCTCTACCATTGCCTCGAGCCCATCCACCATGTCGTCAACGGACGCGTCAGGATCGATGTCCGCCGCGAAGTCGGATGCCATGAGCGACGTGGCCTCCGAGGCCTTCTCGGGGTTGCCGGAGGTCAGGGCTCCGAGTGCCCCCAGGCGCTTGCCACACTTGTGTGCCAGGGAATGCTCCGTCTCGGTGTCGGCGATCATCCAAATCATCTCGGTCTCACTCTTGGATCCCAGCCGATGACTCCGCCCGGCGAGCTGCAGCCAGCCCATTGACGTGTAGGGGATCGTCAGGTTGATCTGGACGCGGGGAGCCGTCCCCTTCGTGTCATGGAGACTGATCCCTGTCGCGCCCTTGGAGATAGTCGCCACGCAAACCTTCTTCTCCCCGCTCTGGTACATGGCCTGCTCAGACGTGGCTTTCTTGCGCGTGTCGCCGTGGATCTCCGCCACCTTGCCGGGACCACCCAGGGCATCGACAAGTTTCTTGGGCGTGCTTTCCATCTTGGGGAGCCTGGCGATCATGGCCTCGAAGTGGTTGGCCTGCGCCAGTAGCTGCATGGCCTTGCCTTCTTGATCGTCGGGCAACCTTTCCGCCTTGCGACGAAGGTACTTCGGTATCGCGGCGAGATGGGCGTGATCGGGAACTTTGAATTCGGAGTACAGGGCAACTTGCTTTCCCTCGGCAAGCGCCTTCTTGGCGTACTCGATTGCCTTGTCGGTCTTAACGCCCTCCCAGTACTTCTTTGACCAACCAGTGAAAAGAGCTTTCAGACACCCCCCCGGTAGCACAGCATATTCCTCGGCATCCTTGATGATCTGTCGCGCCAACGAAACGGCCCCTAGGTGCTCCTCGGGGATGTCCGCTTCCTTCATCAGATCGAACCGCGCGTGAAGCCCCTCCATCGACGTCACACGGTTGATTGAAATACCGTCCACGTGCATCACGGCAGCGACGGCAGCCATGGGTAATGGGCTGGTCGGGTTGTTCACGCTATCCAGGGCCTTCCCCTTCACCTCACAACCAACGTATTCCGCCCACTTCAAGAACTTGTCGGTCGAGTCATCGTTGCCAAGTAGTACCTGTCCCTCCGGACCCTCGTTGAACAAACCCGTCTTCCACAGGTAGTGCATCTCCTTGACGTTCTCGAACGGCGTGGCGGACATGTAGAGAACCTTGTCCGCCCTGGTCATCAGCTGGCGTGCCGCCACCGATCGCGAGCCCATCTTTTTCATGTTGTGGCACTCGTCGAACGCGATCGTGTCCCACGTCCCGTCGAATAGTTCTGGTCTGAACTTTGTGAGTGCCTCACCTTCGATGTTGACCTTCTGCTTCCCGTTCTCGTCCAGATCCGGCACCAGAAGCTCATCATAACTCACGATGTAGTAACCCGGAGCGGTAGAGCTGAGCTTATCCACTCCTTGCATGTCTATCCCGTACACGCCAGAATTCTCCGGCCCCATCCACTGCGTTTTGAGATTTTCTTTGCCGGAAACGGGAACCACGACCAAGTTGCGTTTTCCGCCATGAGCTTGGAGCGCCGCAAGAGCTGTCAAACTCTTTCCTAGTCCGGCCGAATCTTGAATCAGAACACCGTCGCGATGTTTCCATGCCCAGTTGATTCGTTCCGCCCCCTCCTTCTGGTGCGGATAGAGCTTGTCGATCGCTCCAACCTGCTTCCCGGTCTCACGGTCGATGATCGGCGCAGGATGTGGGAAGTTCACGAGGCTGTCTGGAAGCTCCATCTCGGACGAGATCCGGGGGAGCAGATCGGCGTGTTCCGCGATTGCCGGCCCCTTCTGGTCCGTCACGGGTCTGGGATCTGCCACGGGACAGGGGTTCGGTGGCACATCGAAGAACTCGTTCAGGTCGAGGTCTTCTCCGATGTCTCTTGGCGCAGCTTCTCGTCTCTCTTCTTCGCTCGGTCCCTCATTAACTGGTCGATCCGGTCTCTGTCCTCCTGCGGCAGCCTCCAGTAGCCCGGGACCTCCACCACCACTCGGGGCAGGTTCTTTTTCTCGCTCATGCTTGATCTCCTCTGGGCTGACGACGATCTTTGGTGCCGGCGCTACTGGAGCGGGTTTCTCCGGTTCCTTCTCTTCCAATGATGCGAGATGGGCAAAGTGATGCGCCATGGCGGGGTAGTCTTTTTCATGTGGCATCGCCGAAATACCACGTCCCGGGTACCAATACTGATAATGATCACCCACCTTCTTATGGTAACCCCCATGCTTGCTGCCCGGGATGGGCGTGAATCCGGCCGGAGGTTTCTCCGCGCCCGTTGCACCTCCGACGTTGCCTCCGAACAAACCCATCTGCGTTGCCTTGATGATGACGCGATCATGCCAATACCGATAGACGTCAGACGCTGACCCTTTCTCGATCTTCTTGAGCTTCTTGTAGTAGTCCGCATCCTCGGTCAAGTGGTCCTTGGCGATCTCTCGGGCGATCTTTCGGTCCTTGGTGTGCTCCATCTCGACGAGAGTCCCGGCCGCCAGCTGCTCGGAGTCGAATTTGGAGTCAGACTTGCCGGCCGCCAGTCCACCGGGGATCTGGTCGTTTTTGACCCCCTTGGAGCCCTTCATCTTCTGGAAGATGTGCATCACCAGTGCCCAGTTGTGCCCCTGTCCCTGTTTCTCCGCCGCCGCCTTGGCGCGGGCCCAGAGGCCTTCTTCTTCTTTTCCGTGGACCGCGTTGACTGGCATGATCACTCCCCGATGAATGCGCGTGTTACGATGAGACGTGCGGCAGAAAATGCCTTTTCAAAATGGTTATGCTTTCTCAGAATGTTGACCAACTCGTCGATTGTCGCGCCAACTGCCTTCCTGTGATCGCTTCCCGCTGGAATAAAAATCCCCGGAGCATCCTCTCGTGTCCCGTCTACGAGATACCCGTTCTTCCTTCCCTGTGAATGCAACCGGTCTTCAACCCATGACTCGAAAGCGTAGGCAAACAGTTCCCTGTCCTCGCTGTAATAGTTCCCTCCGGCAAGTTCCTTCGCTGCAGCGTAGTGATCGGTGTCATCTCCACGGCCAGAAAGACTTCTCCACTCGTCGAGTAGCTTGTTGTGCTTGTCTCTGGCCGCCACCATCGCGTGCCAGTTCTCGTCCTTCACAACGTCGGTGGTAAACGGAACAACATCTTCTCTCTTCCACCCACCGGGCGGAGGGTTGTCAGCGACTACCTGTGCACTGGAGCCCTCCACGGGGGCTTTGAGACTCGCTTCGTCAAACGCCGTCTCTTCTTTCGTCTTCTGACGCTTCTGAACCTCTTCTTTGAGAGCGGCAAGCTGATCCGACAGTTCAATCCTTCTTTTTGCTCGGGCCTTTACTTCGTCTTCCGTTCTCTCCCTGTACTTGATCGTCTTCAGCACCTTTTCCATTGCCCGAGAGATCTCCACTGGCATGCCCGTGGGAGATCTGCCCTCAGACAAAAACTTCGGCTTGCCCTCTCGGCTGTAGGCCATCATCAAGGCGTGGTCCATGAAATGTCCCCACTCATGGGCCAGCGATCCGACACCGTGTAGTTTTGTGATGTTGATAACCTGCCGACCCGGTTCATAGTGCGCCGTCGGTGCACGAAAACCACCACTTCCTCTAGCCCCGAATGCGATACTCAATCGCTCCTTGATGCCAAGTTTGGTTGGCTCTACACCAAGAACGTCGGCCAGATCTATCAATCCGGCGTGGGCACCGGTGACATGAAACTCCCGTTCTGCATCGCTTGCCCAGTTCCCATACTCCACCCCGGGGAACCCAAAGGACTTCATGAATTCGACGCTGTCTTTTGGTGGAGAAACCTTCGGCCCGCCTTTTCTTTCCGCCTTGCCGGTCTTTCTCGTCCACACCCACTTGGAGTCCCCGACCTCCAGTGTTCCCATCTCTGGCTTTTCTTTCTTGCTCTTTGCCTTTTCGACCACCCAGGACCACGCTTCTCCTGGTGCAGCGCTTCTCACCGCCTCAACCTTTTTGTCGAATTCGGTTCTCCCCTTTGTCCTTCTGATCTCTCCGCTCCACGTTGCGCTGGCTCCAATGGCCGGACCGCCAGATCTCATTCGCACCACGTGCCCAACAAGCTCGGCAAACCGGTTCCCGAAAGCGCCGACATACAGCTTGCTTGTTGCAGCCTCCACCTTGTCAGAAATCCAGAGTGGGCTGATCGTCCCGTCGCTGTTTCTTCGCCATGCTGCAAGACCGCCCTTCGCCATGGTCTCGCGCTGGAAGGAAGGAGAGTTCTGGAGCTTCCCCCACGCCTTGTAATGATCGGCCAACGTCCCCTCGTTCCCCGCCGCCAGCCAATGCATGAAATCGAATTCCGTTCGACGCATCATTCCCCCCTCGCCCTCCCATCCAAATGCGAATGGGCCATCCTCCTTGAACCGTTCTTTGCCCAGCCTTCTGCCCAGTGCCGCGTCTTGCCACTCGTCGAACAAATCATGGACGTCGTCGATGGTCTTGCACCGGGAAAGACCGCTCAGAAGAACGCTCGCTCCCCGTCGATAGTGATCGCGGATGTCGGGATGGTCGTATGGCTTGCCAGCTACGCTGTCCAGGATCTCTTTCTTTGCAAAGGCTGCAGCTGGCTCTACTCCAGCTTCCCGATCCATGGCCGCCCAATCTGCTTTCCACGTCCCCAACACGTTCGCCTTGGTGACGAGCGTTCGGGCCAACGTGGGGTTCTTCTCCAGATCTTCCATCTTCATCGATGCGAGATCTGCGCGAGAACCCCCGATCTTCTTTCCGGCTGTCTCGAACTTGCGATCGGCTTCTTTCTCCTGACTGACTGTCTCCTTGACCTTCTCCGGCGTGACAACGAGTTTCGGCTGTGGCTTAGCATCATCCGGTTTGATCCGTCGATATCGTCCATCAGGCTCGCGAACAGCGATTCCTTGCTGAACCCACTTCTCCCACATTGGGCGTGGCCCTTCGCCTGTTATCATGCCAGACCCGAGCCCACCCTTGTCCTCTGCCCATGCTGCCGCTCGATCATGCAACTCCGTCGCGATCCCCTGCCTGCGATGCTTCTCATCCACATAAACCTGCCCGACATACCACGGTGCACTTGGCGTTTGCCGTTGAAGTAGTATGTAGGCGATTTTCCCGCCGGATCGATCCCGAACTCTCCACAGCCGTCCCTCGCCGGATGTGATCATGTCTCCTGCCGGCTCGGGGCCCTCGATACTTGTTCGCCTATTATCCTCCGGCTTCGCCCGTTCATGTGCCTCGTGAACCTCTTTGGGCTCTCCCTCATGTGGCTTGCCGGTCATCCCTTTGTCCGGGTACCAGTAGCCCCACCCGCCCGATGGGTTCTTCTTGCGAAATCCCCCGTGGCGACCGTGAGGGATCGATTCCCAGCCAGCTCCAGGTGGTTTGTTTGTCGTAGCTGCTTGCCCTACCGTCGGCTTCTCGGTCTTTTCGGTCTTCCTGGCCGGCCGATCGAACAAGCCAAGCTGCTCCGCCTTGATCAGATCTGTCAGGTTGGCAAATCCCTTTTCGGTCTTCACCTGCCCCAGCGCCCCAATCAGACCCGTCACCTGCTCCGACGTGAGCTTCGCCGCCCGAGCCGATTCCGCCAGCTGCGGATCTGCACCCACCGCGTAGGCCATGGCTTCCCCGAGGCGCATCCTGACCTTGTCCGTATCCACATCCCGCTCCTCGAGCGCCGCCGCCGACCGTTCGGCATCCATCAACCGCCGCAACTCTCGCACCACAGCATCGATGAACATCGCACCGGGCTTGGACTTGTGAAGCGACGATCGCATGATGCTCGCGAACATGGCTTCCTGTCCCGCTGCAACGGGGGGTGGTCCATCCTCGGGCACCTCCTCCGTCGTGGTCCCCTTTCCCTTCTTCTTCATTGCCTCCGTTATCCCGAAAGTCGCCTCGAGCTGGGCCTGTTCCACCTTCGCTCGCTTCTTGTTCTCCGAAATCGCCCTCTTGCTTATCTGAGACAGGCCGAACGATCGATCCAGGGCAACATCCGGGGTTTCCTTCTCCTCGCCGCCAAACAGCGATCCGCCAGCCACCTCGCGAGCTGCCTCGGCCCGCCGAGCGAACTCTCGGAATCCAGCTGCCATCTTGTTGGGCCCGTTATACTCGTCGAGCACCTGCAACAGCGCCCGGGCCACATTGTCCTTCTGAATCGTCAGGGCCGGATGATTTGGATCTAGAGTTTCGTTGACCGTCTGCTTGTCGAAATAGTCCTCGTGCGTCTTGATCTGCGATTGCGCACGAAAAGCGATATCTCCCCTGACCGCCGCTTCAAGCGCTCCTCGGATGTCCCATCCCGCCGCCTCCGCCCGGAGCATGTACGGAACGGACTTGGCGATGTTACCCCTGGTCTCCTGGTTCATCTTGGACAGTAAAGTGGCATCAGGGATCATGCGTGCGGCAAGCACCCGCTCCACCCTTAGCCGACCATCCTCATTCAACAGACCAGTCTCGGGATCTACGAACTCGTCACGGTTCATTTCATCGATGATGCCAGACCGTTCGAGGGCCTTCACAAAGCCGGCTGACTTGGGATTGTGCAGATAGGACGCGAGGGATTGATCTGGCTCCATGTCCGTCGTCAGAGCACCAACCAACTCATGGTTCACGAAGTTCTTCCCGATGGCAACCTCTGCGGTCCTGGGATCCAGGCCCTTGGTCAAGGACTCGTTCAGCCGCCGACCGAGCATGCGCAGCTTATCCGTTTCCTTGCCGGCCTGGACCTTTCTCACCAATATCGGATGCTTCATGGCCTGCACGTCAGCCGTTGACAGGCCAAAGTTCTTCGCCTGGGACATGAGATAGGTTCGAAGACGAGCAGCCGATTCGGGATGCTGCGCGTAGGCCAGCTGTTGCGCCATTGTGCGCCCGTTGCCCCCGAGAACCACGTTGTCTTCCGTCACAACCGGCGTGCCGTTCACCCCGTCGGGGTTCGTGTTGATCACGATCTCTGGCCGGATCGTCTGGCCGATCTTGTGGACCTTCATCTGCTCGCCCACTAACTCGTGATAGCGCCGCTCCTGGACCCCGGTCGGGTAGTCCTTCCGTGGCGCCATGGTCAGCGGATCGTGGCTAGCGATCAAATCGTCGGCCTCGACCACGGCATACTGGGCGTCCAGTTCGCGGATCCCCGCCCCGGTCTTGTCACGCATGAACACCTTGGTGTGGTCTCCCTGAAGTTCCTTCTGTGGCTCTGTCGATCGTGGCTTGCGAGCTGCAACCAGAAAACCGTTCGGCTGGGCAACGACGGCCACCTCGTGCCCGGGCCTGGTTGCCGCCAGCTTCGCCGCCGATTGTCGATCCGGGCTGAAGCCCACGATCTCCTCCCATCCTCCCTTCCCCAACTCGTCGAGCGAGATGTCCTTGACGTCGGCCCGGGGCGTCAGCTCCGGCTTCTCTTCTCGAGCACGCTTTCCCGCCCGCTCCGCCCTTTGCTTGGCGATCGCATCCTTGGTGCCACGCTTCTCGTGGTACTGGTTGATCATCCCCCGGAGCCCCTCCTCGCCGATGCTGGTCGTGTGTCCGGTCTCGTCGTGCCGGATCGTCACGTTCCCCTGCCCCTGGTCGTGCTTCATCACCTCCCAGTGGCCCTCGTGCCCCTCGTGCTCGCCCTTGATCTTGGTCCCCTCGTGGAGCTTCTCGCCCGAGACGATCACCCCACGCTTGGGGATGTAGTAGTAGTACCGATACTTGGGCTTCGCTCGGCCGGTAAGTTCCCTCTTGAAGTACTTGTGGCCAGCGCCCTTCTCGAGCGGATCGACCATCATGGCCACAAGAAAGCTTTTCATCCGCACCACAGGCCAGCGCTGCGGTCCTGTGGCCATCTGCGTCTGGATGTACTGCAGGGCCCGACGCATGATCTCCTGACGACGGTACGGATCGTCTGGCAGGGCTCCACGTAGATCGTGAAGCATGCTCCCGTGGGCGTCAGTGGGCGTCGACGATGTGGACCAGGCTGTCAGTCGCTGTCGCAACACCGTTTCGATGTCTCGTGGCAAGCCGAGACCAACGAAGACATCGTCGATCGTTTTGACGACCTTTCCGGTCGGCATTGGATCTGCCGGCACGGTACGGCCGTTGACGAGGGATTGAAGCGAGCTGTTGGAAATGACAGTGCGCACCTGGGGCATAGGTGACTCCAAACGGAGCCCCGGGCACATGCCCCTCGGAGGGCGCGGCGCGGCGCCCCAGGGTTCTCGTTACGTGAAAGACGACCAGTCGCCGAGCGACGTGTCCGCCACTGCCACCGGCCACGAACGCACGATGTTGTTGTATGACTGGACAACCGTCGTGTCGCCGGTTCGTCTCAGGGTCGTTTCGCCGAGCTTCACCCATGCGTTGCCGGCGCCCACTGCCGCCTGGATCACCGCAGCTGATGGGGCAACCTGGGCCCCCCACAGCGCCGTGGTGCCCTTCACCGTCACCAGCGAAATCGTGCCGGTGACGTTCTTGAGCACGACAGCCGCCACGCACGCGTACCCATCGGCAAACGAGGTCAAGAGCGATCCGGTATGGATCACGTTGTCGGCCTGCACCACCAACTCCGCGATCACTCCGTCGACGGTGGCAAGCAATGCGGAAACGTTGATCCTCCACACGGTGTTTCCAACGCCGCTTGCCTGTGTGGATGCACTCGTCGGCGCGACGACAAGTCCGCCCTCCACCCTGTTCTTGAACCAGGTCCGGATCTTCTCCAGATCCTGGATCAGCTTGTCAAACTCCGATTGAAACTCGCTTGGCGTGATATGCCGAGTCGGCGACACGGCAGAACGTCCGGACATGCTTGGCCTCCTATGTGTCTTCTTTCAGTATCCCGGGATAGGAAAGTACCGGGTTTCCGTTGCTTACACCGTAGCTTTTTAGGCCAAACGGGTCAAATGTTTCGTTTTCTTCCACATCGATCTTTGGTGGGCTCAGGGCCAATGGAGCAGCAGATCCGTCCAGAACTGCCTGTTTTGGTTGTGTTTCATCGGATGGAAGTCCACCCACCCAATGTGCCGAGAAACCGCCTCCCATTCTGATTGCCACGTCACAAAACCAGGTTGCCATCGTTAAATCGTCGTGTTCGCCAACGGACACAACCTTCCCCGAGTGAACACTCATGCACTGCAACTCACCCATCCACAAGTCCGTCAACTCGATCGATCTCTCGTCACCTCGAGGTATCCGCCATTTTCGGTTTTCGAAACTCATCCTGAGCGACGGAATCCCGCGATCGATGTGGTGCTTGTTCACGGCTATGGAGGTCATCCCCTTGCGCCAGGGCTTCTTCGGCGTGATGCCAGTCGTGAAGAACGATCGAATCGGAATGTCTGTTTCTCGGCGAAGCTCCTGTGGCCATACCCGCTGCATCTGGTTCGCTTCGATGTGAAACATGTCGGGTCTGAACTTGACGTAACAGTCCTTGATCACGTCTTTCTGGGATTGGAACGTCATCCCGCGCTCACGGATGATCTCGACGATCCATCGGTTGCCCAGCTTATCCAGGGCCACGATGAACACCACGAAGTAGTCAGAGCCGATCTCGGTCGACATGGCGATGTCTACGCCCGCATATCTGACCGTCCCCATTTCGTCCCAGTAGCTCGCCGGCAGACCGAGGCGATACGGCATCCTGATGTCAGATCCGGCGAACAGCGAGGAGGGAAACAGAGATGACTCGTCCGTCATTGGAACGCAGTTATGAACCGCAATCCCGTCGGCTACATAACTGTTTTCATCCTCCACCTCAATATTGAATACCTCTCCCTCATAGTCATATGGAATCAGTGTTTCCTTAATCCTAGTCCAGCTATGCGATCTGTTATGCAATCTCCTTTCCCGAATCGAATCCGCACCTCCGCCATCAACCGTCAACCTCCAAGACGTTCTAAATTTATATTCTCTCCCCCGGCCGTCGTTGTCGAAAAATCCGAATCCTTCTCCTCCTAGTTTCTGAATATTTATCGTTGATACGATCCCGCATTTGGCAAGTAAATACTGAATGTCATGCAATAGTAAATTTGAAACACTTGACACCCTTACTTGCCTGCCCGCTTCGACGCTTCCGTCACCGTCAATGTATCCCATGCATATTGCGAATGACATTTCCCGAGAAATGTTTCTAAATACTTGCGGGATCCTTTTGTTGGCAGCGCCTTTCCCGAACATTCTCTCAAACCAATCTGCAACTATTGAAGAGCATGCAATAATCTGTATCGTGTTACCGTCCACATCCTCAACTGTTCTGCATTTGATCCCAAAAATATCCAATACGGATTCGATTACTTCCCGTGCAAAGGTATCTTTCTCATGGAGACCAAAGGACCAAACTAATGATTTTCCTTTTGCGCCGATGTGTCCCTCGGCAAGCCACAACCCAACAATCCTCATCAACTCTTCGGATATGGGAATCTCAATCGGAACAGACTTTGCTCCACTTTTTCCTACAGATCCTGACGGGATATGTTTTGCTGAACCACGTGCATACATTCTGGATCTGCACGACGTAAGAAGATACGGAACACTGCAGGCATGATCAAGTCTGATGCTCGTTAGCTGTTCATCAAAATCGGATGGAATGGGGAAGGTTACGGAATCGCCGTTTGTTAAATTGAGAGATGAGACAAAACCATCCTGTGTAAAGATTGGATGATCTGGCGTAACGTGCAACAAGCCTTTTATTCTAAGTAGACGTCCGATGTAATATCTTCTGAAGGTTTGAATCACCTTTTTCCATGCACCTGTATGCGCAAGGACAATATCACCTGTTTTTATGCGTTCGATTTCAACCGCCCCACACAGGGTTTCGATCATGGTTTTTGGTCTACAACACTGAAATTCTCGAGCAAATCTTGTAGGTCCAATCTCCTGCTTCTTGTCTTCGAGCTTTTCCAGGCTGTAGATCTCGGGGAACAGCGGCTTTCCATCTTCGATCGCTGGGAAGTTTATTACGTGGTAACGTTTTGTCTGTTCGATTTTAGAGTACAAATCCGCAGCATGCAGGGGCGTGCCAACGCATATGATCTGCCCGTCCGGGGTCACCATGTTTGATATGGCAGAAAAGAAAAACTCCGTGACCCGATCTCTGACCGTCTCGCTGTACAAGCACTCATCGTCCAGACAGTCATCCGCCACTATCCAGTTCGGGTGACCTCCTCGGATGCGCGTGCCCCAACCACGTCCACGTATCAGTGTCCCTGTTGTTGTTCTGATTTCACGCTTAGTCCAGATTTTGTCCTTGCCAATCGGAAGTAGGTGGAGCAGCTTTTCGTTGCCTTCTAGCTGTTCTTTCGTTTCTGCTAATCGTTCCTCCGCTAGCGTCTGCGAAGCTGAAAAAATGTATCCCAGGGATCCGGGGTGATTGATGTCAGCTTTCCAGATCGGAAATGCAACCCCCAAGGCCATTGACTTTCCATGGCCACGAGCAGCTCTGGACAACACCCTATCGTGATCTCTGACAGCCTCATCCCACGCGAGATGATGTCTCCCAACCATGAACCGACCATTGAACGGTGGCTGTGGTGGCCCCTGGAGCATGTTCACCGCGTAGTAGATGAACGAAACCTTCATCATCTGCTCATGCAGACGTTCCCTGCTTTCCTTGTCATCGAACCGTTTGTCTCTGGAGTGTGGATCTACGATGACACCATTGATTAGCGGTGTACGTGGTGGCGGATCGTAGCGAAGGAGCAGATTCACGTCGGTTGCGCTTTCCTCCTTCCGCTTCGCTTCTTCTTCTCTATCGGAAGGTCTCTGACTGTGGGAGTGGTCGGAAACTGAGCTTGCAGAACAGCTATGGCGAGCAACTTCCTCTCGTGTTTCAGGGCCGCCTCCACGTCGTGATGGGTTGCCAAATGCTTTTCCCCGTCCACGGAGAATACCATAAAGAAGACCTCACCAGTAGATGTGGAAAGCTTGATCATTTATGCGGACTCTTCGCAACAAAGCGTGTGTTGTAACTTGTGCCATGCTGCCAAAAAGTTACCTCCGGTGATGATCCGTTCAAGCTGTTCGCAGATTTTCTCGCTCAACTCTCCAATGGCGTCCTCGGCAACCTTGTCAGCAGTCTTTCCTATCTCCGTCAACCTCTCCTCTAGCGCTTCGATCCTCTCCCTCAGGGATTGCAGGGTGGCTAACTCTGGAGCCTGGGCACCGGTTCCGCCGGTTGGAGGTCTGCACTCCTTCCAGTTCTTTAACGCAGGCCGCGTGAGATCTGCAATGCTGACAGTGCCAGAGTTGGCCAGCCTCTCTTGGAGCAATGGCTTCAACAACACACACACCTTGTCTGGCGTAAGCCAATCCAGCCCGAACTCATCTACGATCTTGATCTGAAGTACCAGCGTTTTCTCGTAGTGCATCAGCCATCCCTCCAGTGCAGCGCTTTCTCTGCAACGCGTTTGAGAAAATCAGGATAACCCTCCCTGCCACCGCCGCGATTGCCCATGACCCCGCAAAACGCAGAATTTGTGAGTGGTCCCCACTTGCCGTCCATCGGTCCGCAGTCGCATCCGAACACCGTTTGCAGAGCGTCCTGGATGAACAACACCCGGCTGTTTCGGGCCTTCCCGGTCAGGTCGCCGGGACGCAACACCGGCGCCGTCCCGTCGTCACAGTGCCAATGATCGTGGTGCTCTGAGTCATATGCCCAATTCAACACGGTCCCGAACGTTCGCCGTAGAACAGCCTCGATTCCGAGATAGGTTTTTCTGTTCGTTCCGTAAGCCGTCTCGGTCACAAGTGACATGCAGTCGTTGTCCCACCACACCGAGTCGATGTCGATCGCCCTCCCTTGGCAATGCCGACACGGCTTGTGATCCTTGTCAGTTCTCCACTTGTCATGCCATGCACCGGCAAGCACCAGCGACGACAAATCCGGGAGCAGATGCGACAACTCTTCGACGAAACAAGCCACCTTGGCCTCGAACGCCGGAGTCCACCTCACAATCCTTGGCTTGCCCAATGCGGCCTCGAACGCCGGAGTCCACCTCACAATCCTTGGCTTGCCCAATGCCCAATATGGATCTTTGGCCGTCCTCGCGTATCGGATCAGGATCCGACCGCCGCCGAAAGTGCTGTATGTCCTCGTTTCACTTTGCGGTGTCGGTTCCATCTCTCTCCCCCGCAACGATGCGCATGATTTGGGACGTAAGAATCACGTCCGTTGTCTTCAACGGGCAATCTTCGATTTGCGCTGGTCCGTCGTCCTCGCTCAGCCAGCACCACTCTCCTCCCTCTTCGCCGTGATACCGTGCTGGGCACTCGTCGCAGTTGTCGATCTGGATCACTCGCACCAATCGTTCGGCCATCATACCTCTCCTTCTTTCTCCCGTATCGCGTCTTCGAGTCGTCGCAGCCATCGCCTGAAGCTGCCGCGCCAGCTCCGTGAATGCCAGTTGTACCGCGCCCATTCCGTCTGCTTGCACTGCCACGTCCGCCTGAGCCTCGTAGAACATGCCATGCTGCTCCAGGACAAGATCTCGGCCGCCCGGGTCAGGTTGTTGCGGTAGTCGAGATAAAACCGCTTCTCCGCGCAGCTCGCGTGTACCTGGGCCAGACCGATGTCACAGCGACCGTCCCACTCCCTGCGGAAAACACGGTTTCGACACTTGGTCTCGGTCATCACCGCAGCCAGAATCACCGTCACCGGCACACCATGTCTGACAGCGGCTCGTTGCGCCTCATGCACAACCAAATCTGGGCGTTGGCACTGCGGATCGAGCGACAGGAAGGCTAGCAGCAACACGGACACCGGAACACCTAGTCCCTGGTTCTCGTCGATCGTCTCCCGTTTCCCTCTTTCTCGTCTTTCCTCTTGTCCTGTGCGTCGCTCACTCTGACGGTGCGCCCGTTGATCTTCTGCCCGTCCTTCTTCTTGGCCTTCTCCGCCGCCTCTTCCGTGGTGAACTCCACGAATCCGAAGCCTCTGCTCTTGTTTGTTTCTTTCTCCCGAATCACCTTCGCGGACACGATCTCGCCACAGTCCAAAAACGCTTCCTCGAGATCTGCGTCGTCCGTCCCCCAGCTGATACCTCCTACAAAGATCTTCTTCACTTCTCTTCTCCGTTGTTGTGTCCCTGCCCCTTGCTTGGATCCTCGAGCTGGGCAGGGCTCTCTATCTGGCCTCGGCCAGGGATCCGTTATCCCCCCTCCAGGGCTTCCATTCTGGACATGGAGTTGAAGGTGTCCACGCATCAGGGCAGACACTGCACAGCCAGCGTACAATCGGACCACCCGGATCGAGTTGGTGCGGATTTAGATCGCACACGATCGCACCCGCGATACCCCACCTGGCGTGACCACACGTTTTGCACCCGTAAGTCATCGATCTGACGGTCTGCTTCCGTGGAACTCGTCGAGATATCTTTTCTCACTCACCTCCAGCGCTGCCTTGTGCTCGCCGAGATACTTGTCAGCCTTCGTAGCGATGTCCTGTGGCGAGACGTCTTCTCCCTTGCTCTTGAGATAAGCCGACACGCCAGCCACTCCCAGTGCTACGAGTTCCTGTAACAGCCATGCCCAGTTCATCAGATTCTCCTTCGGGCCCCCGCTCGGCTGTCGCAGCCGAGATCCCCAGTATGTTAGCCGGTGACGCAACTTGCCGGGGGCTTTTCTGTCAACTCTTGACCGCAAGCCGAACAGCGCTGGGCCCTACGAACGGCTTTCAATTCATACTTGTGGCTCCCACTCTCCGGATCCTCCACGGTATCGAAGGTGACTTCGTATTCGGGGATGGTCTCACCCTCTTCTACCTCGTCGAACAGATCGCTCATGCCTATGTATTGGACATCGTCACGACACATTTTTCGATCTGCCGACAGGATAAACACCCTGGACAGAAACGGCTGAAGCATGTCCCAGGTCTGTCCGCCAGGTCCGTCCGCCATCATGAGACACACGACCTCTCCAGATATGTTGAATCTTCCAAGGCGCTGTCTTAAGCCCCGTTCCATCATTGCACCAACCTCAACAGGCCGCTCTTTTCCAGGCTCGTCTTCAGTCTGGCCAGCGCCTCGAGGATCTGCGCCAGGGTGGCCTTGGCCTCCGTCTCGTTGCCGATGATCAGAGCTGCGCAAGCCGTCTGCACACCAAGGTGGATCCCGTTCGCCGAGACCACGCTCGCCTTCTGCACAGTCCAGCATGTCTTGAACCCCGGACAGGTCTCAGCCCACGATCCGAGCGTATCGACCACAGGCCTGGACGTGGGAGCCTCCTTGCGACAATCGGTGATCTTCTCCCTGCACAGGTCCTCGAGCATGGGATTTGCCCGTTTCATCAGGCTTGCGGTCACGTCGTTTACCGCGTTCAACCTCTGCGCCGTGGTCATCCCGCAGCTGGCGCAAAATAGGCAAACGATCCCGAAGATGCCCAGGACAACCAGAAAAGATCCAACTCGGGCCCGATGGTCGTTCATTGTTTTTTGCCCTCCTCTTTCTCTTGGTTCTTTTCGTCCTTTTCTGCCCGTAGGTCGTTCGCCGCCGTCTTTTCTTCCTCTGTCCCGACCTCCCCAAAGACCTTCGGCAGCACCGCCTTGCCAACCAGGCTCCACAGGAGAGCCGACTCCGCCCCGGTCACGAAACCGTCCAGGATGAAGTTGGCCCAAACAAACGGAGTCACCGAGAGATGTGATGGGAGCGTCGCCAGAAATCCCATCAGGGCCGTGATCCACGGGATGTATTTGGACTCGATTTTGGCGATGATGATCTTGTCGAATCGGCGCCAGAAGTAGATGAGAATCGTCAACAGGAGAGCGATTGCGGGCCTCCACTCGTGCGATCGAAACA